AACCCATCTCCCCCATCCAACCCGTATTCTCCCTCCCCTTTTTTCTTGCCTCCCAAAGCTGCACTCGCGAGGTCAATCAGGAACTCGTAATCGAGCTTTCTTTTGGAAGCCCAATCCTTCGTCTTGACTTGGTAAAGTCGTTTGATTTCGTCCCAGGAGTAATTCCACTTGTAGTAGATAACCGAGAGGGGGTTGAATTCTGCGAGGAGATGCAAAAGGTCGTTAATGGTGAGGGGATCGTCCTCTTCCTCGGGAGCCTTTTTTCTTACTCGTTTTCCGCTGCGGTCATCCCCGCTCCCTGCATCGAGGATACCGCGTTGATAAAAGTTTCAATTATGTGGACCGCCATCGTGAAGAGTGCAGGCACTTCGGTCATCGAGAGATTCTTGACGTTGCCTTGGGTCTTCACTTTGCCCTGCTCATCGAACTCGGTCAGCATGATGTCGCCGATGGTCCCGAAGTTATTGATGAGAGTCATCAGGTCGGTTTTTACAATACCCGCGGAAGGGTCGATGATTCCATTTCTGCCGAGGAACTCCGAGAGGAGCATCTCGATTTTGCCATAGGGCACGTCGATGGTGACCCACTCGCCTTCGGCGTTGAGTCTCTGATACTTTCTGTCCGAGATTTGTTTCCAGGTTTCTTTAGGTTCTACTTTAGCCTTAGCCATTTCTCCTCCAAGAGAATGTCGCGTGAAACAAGAGGGCGAGGCTGAGATCAACCTCGCCCTCTGATTTTGAATTCACATCTGAATTAAAAGTTGAATGAAATCAACTACTTAGTGCTTATAGTAGAGTTCGGAGTAAAGCGGGATGTTGCGAAGCCAAGCTTGGAGCGTCTCGTACTCTTTCGGAGCAGCCGGATTCCCGGACGAGGGCAGTGCGGCAAAATCCCCATTCTTGGAGACCTCGGTTTGGTTGATTGCTTCCATCTCCCACGGAAGAGTGGAGTACTCGTTCTTGGGGTTGTAGGTAGGTGCCTTGGAAATACCTGCGTTAGGAATCCAGAAGGAAACCTGGGTATTACCTCTGGTGCGCGCCACAACCTCGACCGGGCAGGCAGACATCTTAGCCTCGTTGATGGTCTGCGAAACCATGTCCTTAAGGATCTGGATCTGGCTGTTGATGAATTCCTGGGCCTGGAAGGTAATCTGTCCACTGGTCTTAGTGACAATCCTGTCCATTACTTCTGCGGGAAATCCCGATTCGAGGCTCACGATGGAGTCGATGTTCGGTGCGAAGGAAGAATCGGTCAAGCCACCTACAGACTCATTAGCACCCCTGAACATCGAGAATGGAGTCACGATGCAGGTCTGGGTGCGGTCAATAGCCGAACCAGACCAGACAGGAACTGTCCAAGTGTCACCTACCTGCGCTGTAGGGGATGCCCCGAATGCCAGAGCGATACTCAGGCCGGATGCAGTAGGAGTTGACTCGTCGTTCAGGTCGATCTCAGTAGCCGCTACAGCCCCTCCTACGAGGGTAAGCTGGGTCCTGAAACCGTTCGGGGCGAAGACCTCAACCTTCCCGGTAGCAGCCAGCACAGACCCGAGGGTGTCGTTGTACGCCCCAGCACGGACAATAAAGCAACCGTCGTAGATCCCGGTGTAGGTTCCTGTCACGGTGACAGGCTGCCCGGTCCAGGTATTTGCTACTGCGGAGGGGAGCCCTGAGGTAGGTAAAACAACCGGGGTCACACCATCGGACTCGTCGATGATGATTTTGGATTTGGAAGCGGCTATCGGGGTACCTACAACGGCAGTCCCGGCAGGACGGTAAGACGACTTACTGACCCGCACCTGGGCCACGCCAACCAACACGTCTCCTGCATTTTTAACAATCGGCTGATAATCTTTTCCTAATACGGCCATTGGTGAATCTCCTTTAGTTTGTTTCAGCGACGTAAGTTACGCCGACTGTTAAGCTGCGAAAAGCCCCGCCGCTGAAGTGGGGCATTACAGGGCTGAGGCTGGTTTCTTGAACCTCCATCCCACCTATTTCTTGTCCGTCATCGTAGTCGTAGACCACCATTGTGGTGCCTTTGTTGACCACCTTCATGACCTGATCAACCAGCCTGATCAGAACCTCTTTCGACTGCTTTGCGTTGTTTTGCGTAGCCATGTGGATGAAAAAAAGTTGTTTCGGCTGGTCTCCCGTAGGATTAGTCAGGGTTTCGATGACGACCCACTTTTCTAAATCTGCGTATTCCTCCAAGGTGATGTCCTCGAACACTCGGATGCCGAAGGGCACTTCGAGTTGCTCGTAGAGGTACCGGAAGAAGGACGCTTCTATGTCGGTCAGAGTCATTTAGTCCCTCCCCAGTTGACGCCCTCTAAAACTGCGGTCATGACCGCTTTCTCGATTTCATTTCTTTTGGTTTTGAAAAGCTCGTTGGCGATTGTGAAGAGGGCGCGAGCCGGAACTCGTTTGTTCTTCTCGTTCACCCCACCGAACTCAGTCAGTAAGGCGTGTTTGAGGGCCTCTGCGTCTCTTGCGCCATCAATCCCAGCGAAGACCTTGGCTACCCGGTCGGAGTAGTAGGAGCCAACCTGAACTGAATGCCCAACCGCCCCAAAGACTTCCCCGGTCTGGTACCAAAAAGTGACCTTGCCTCCACGCTTGATCTTGCTGTTGATAGCCCTGGGTGAGAGTGGTTCCCAACCGCCAGCAGGTGATGCCGTAAGCCCCTCGAAGGATATGACCGGATAAGCATGACCGCCACCTTCCATGTCTGTAGAAGCCTCCACGGTCCCTATGGCCTTGATCACCCCGTTCCTGTACGCCTTCGCGTAGTGCTCGATTACGTAGAAGAGCTTCTTCGTGTCCATCACGTTGGATTCGAGTTTCTTGATTTTTTGGGTGATCCTGGTCAAGTCGGATTTCTTGAACTTGATAGAAGTAATCATTAGCGCACGTCCACATCAACGTACAGAACCCACAGCCCAACCAAGTCATCTCGGTTGATGCTGTTGACTTTGTACACGCTGCCTGAGTCACAAATCAGGCGGTCGTTTATCTGGACCCCAACTTTGCTCTGGATAACCACTTTGATTTTCTCAGCAGCGAGGTTTTGGTCCTTCTGTTCATTGACGTTCATCGACATCGAGGAGGTCATAATCGGCACGTCGTAAGCCACAATCGAACCTTCAGCTTCGGTAGCTCTACCAAACGAGTTCCTACTTGAATCAGAGAACCGCTCGATGTTGGCTAGCACATTCACAAAATAAACCGTCCCGTCTATGTAGGCGCATACCCCACCATCTATTTCCTTCTTCAGAGACATGACCAAGTACTTTTTGTCGTCAGCGCGGTCCTGAATCAGTTCCCCATCCCCGACAGGAGCATCTGGCATGAACCAGGCTTTGTGGGTCTTGATTCGGGCGACAGGGGAGGTGGCCTGAGTGTTGATCTCGACGTAGCCGTAGAAGCTCTCGTTGCGATCCAGATTGATGATCCGGGGCTCTCCGTCAATGGTCCCTGTCCGAGTTCTCAGGATTCTGGCGGATAACCTTGCTGCAAATTTGCTCATCCAAGATCCTCCTTTAAAGAACCAGAATTTTGCGATAGCGATCCAGAACTCTTTTAACTAGCATCGGAAGATCGTCGCTTTCGAACTTCTCTTCCAAATTGTTAAACTTCTGGGCCGATACGCCCAAAGTCTCTTTGTCGATCTTGGTGTACTCAATGGCTACCAAGTAAGATGCAGCATACTTGAGGTCGTCCGGCATCTCTTCTTCAGCAAAACCTGCGTTGAAAGATATCGAGATGTTCCTTCTACCTAAGGTGAAGACCGTGCTTCCATCCTTAAAGAGAAGGACTCCTTCATCCTCCGCTGCAACAATGTCGGCAGTCACATCCTCGAACACGGTGTAGGTGAGGTCGTCGTAGATCAGAACTTCTTCCACTGAATTGACCGGGTAAACCCCCAAGTCCAACTCGGTGTCGCCGTTGCCGTTGAACTTCTTCTCTTCGTAATCCTTAGCCAGCATAGCCCAGCCACAGTAGTTGCTGATCACCCCGTCAATCAAAAGAATCAACGCCGAGATGGTGCTGTTCTGGGCCGTGGTGAGTACATCCTGGTTCAGGAAGGTCTTTACATTAGCTACTGTGGTAAAGCTCATGGATTATTTCCTCTTGCCCTTGCCCTGCTTGGCTTCTGGAGTCTCAATTTCAAGGGCATCCTCTTTGGTCTCTGGGGCAAAATCCTTGTCCTTCTCGAAGGCGTCTTCTTTGGCAGTCATAGGCTTGGGGTTGAAGATGTCAGCATCTTCATACTGATCCAAGATCTCCTGCATATTCTTCTGGGCCTCTGCTGCGAGCCTTTCAGTTTTCTCTTTCAAGTAAGCCTCGACATCTTCGATCACCTGAAGTTTCTGCGGAAAATCTGCAAGCATCTGCGCTTTGTGCTCCTCAGAGATGTCCAGGCCGATGGTGTCACCTCCAGGCCAAATCTCGAAAGACGGCTCTCTGTAGGTTTGAATAGCTGCGAGTTCCATAAATCTCCTGTATTCCTATGAGAAAGGGCGGGGGAGCTAAGGCCCCCGCCCTATTCACATCTGAATAGATTTTAGTAGTTGATGCCTACCGCGCAGGTCGGGTCGGTAGCAGTCAGGACTTTCTGGAAGTCGAGGCGCTGCGAACCGATCAGGTTCAGGGTCTGGTTGAACGGGTTGCGGAAGGTCTCCAGTGCGAAGGCGTCGCGATCACCCCACATGTAAGCGTTCTTGTTGACCAGGACGCAGGTGTTCTTGGCGTTGTTGGCTGCGGTGGTGTAGTCATGAAGGCCGGAAGCGTTCAGACCGCCAAGTGCGTCCGGGAGGTCAGCAGTGGAGCCGGTGTTGGCTTTCGGCACCAGTTCGGAGACGATGATGGGGATGTTGTCGAAGCGGCCCATCTCGCCGGTCAGGAGGGTAGCGCCTGCGCCGTAGGAGTAGAGCATCTGGAATGCCCCGCTGTTCCATGCGGTAGCCAGCATCTTGTTGTAGTCAGCCATCGAAACGATGATCGCGAGGTCCGAGGGGGTTTTGCCATACTTGCCCATCGCGGTCCTGAGGGAGCGCAGGTTGTCCGCTGTGAACCCGCCAGAGGCGAACGAAACAGCGGCGTTACCTGCGGCAGAGTTGGTGGCGTCTGCACGGATGCCTGCGACCAGAGTACGGCAGTCAGTTGCACCATAGGCGCCGTTGGCGAGCAGCGTAGCGTTCTTGTCGCCGTTCAGGGACATAGTTTCCTGCGCGAGCGCGAAGCCGTCGATGAGCTGCTTGCGGATGAACGGCAGCACAGACACAATGCTGTCCTGCTCGAATTCGTCAGTGAACTCGATGTTGGACATGATTTTCTGGCTAGCGAAGGTCAGCTTCGCGGTGCTTGCTTTAACCTTGGTCGGAGCACCACCCTCGGCAACACTCTGAGCAATCCCACGACCCGGAGAGAACGGCAGTACGTAGGTAGGAGCAGGCATGTTGATGCGGGAGAACAGATTGGCGATTTCCAGCTTCAGCCAGATCTCTTCCTTCAGGGTGCTGGAGAAAGCGGTGGGGATGAATTCAAGACCCGTGGCGGAACCCGTGGTGGTCTGGGCATCGACGGTGAAGCCCGAAGCTTTCACTGCGTCCCGGTACTCCGGAATAGTGAGGATCGCGCCGTAGGCGTCTTTATTCAGGTGCCCGGATTCGGTACGCAGGAGGTGGGAGGCGATAAACAGCTCATCCATCTTGCGGTCGAGTTCAACAGACTTCTCCTTGGTGACATGCTGGTCAACCGCGAACTGGTGACGCTTCTCAGTCATCTGAGCCTGGAGAGCGGTCAGTTTGTCACCCAGTTCTTTGACTTCTGCGGTCTGGCTTGCATTGACTTTATCAGCCAGAGTTTTGGTGAGGTTGGCGACTTCGCCCTGGAGCTGCTCAAGAATTTCTTTACTCATGTTTGGATATCTCCTGTTTGGTTTGTGCTCTCTTAGTCGAGCGCCTTTTTGATTTCTTCGATCTGCACAAGCAGCTCTTTCATGGTGGTCACATCTTCCTCACTGAGTTCTTCCTCAGCAGGTGCCTCTTTTTCCTCTTCCGGGATTTCCTCAGGGGTCTCCTCTGCGGGCGCCTCCTTGAGTTGCTCCTGCAGCTTGGCTACTTCTTCCTGAAGGGCCTTCATTGCGTCGGTGACTTCCGCGAGCGCCTTGAAGACAACCTCGGCCACATATGCTTTCGCATCGACCTCGATTTCCTCCTCAAGCTTCGCGCCCATCCCGAGGGCCTCCAGTCGTTTGACCTCTGCCTCAGGCAGGGTGTCTCTGAGCGTAGAAACGAATTTCATTGCTACTCCTTTTTGTTCTTGAGTTTCATTTTCAATGGTGGGACAAATTTTTCCTGTAAGTTCGCCTGCGTAGAAACCTCCATCGTCGGGGAGGGATTTGATGATTTGGAAGGAAGATGCTGAATTCGCTGGAATTCCAACACACGAGACCTCAAGCAAAAGTGACTTCGTGATGAAGTAGACTTGGCGATCTCCGATCTTTTTGTACTCACCAGCCAGAGATCTAAATCCGACGGAGAAGTAGGAGATGAGCCCCGATTTGATGCGGTAGAAATCTTCATCATCCATCGCGCCCTTGTGGATCTCTGCTTCGATGTAAAGACCATCCTTCTTCTTGACTACGGAAATCCCTCTGCCGATTGTGGCCTGGCGGTTATGTTGGAGTAGAATCTGGGGGTTCTTCTTCCAGATCGTTACGTCAATACCACTCGCGATTATGCAGTCGCCGACCAAATCGCAATAGACATCGCCTTCTTCTACAGCCCCAGAAAAGTTCGCGTAGCCTGCTATCTTGATTACTTCGGAATCTCCAGTGTCACACGTTGCTGGATCGTGGGGAGGGTCAGTCGCAGCCTTGACCTCAAATCTAGTCAGTAGATTAAAATTTTTATTTTCCATCAGGACTCCTTCTTCCAGCGATTAAATTTTTCTTTTTTAGCAGGGTAATCTGATGAAAGCTCCTTGGCAGTTTCCACTTTGTGGCAATCAACACAAAGGGTAATTCCGTTGGACAACTCGGTGCGTAGATCAGGAAAATCCCTAAATCGTTTTATGTGGTGGGCGTTAAGTTTGCCTCCTCTTATCCCACAGTGTTGACACGTATAATCATCGCGCGTGAACACATCAATTTTCCACTGAGCCAACTCTTTAGTTGTGCGGGCTAACTCCAGTTCAGAAGTTACTCCTCCTTTCCAAAAGGATGATTTTTCTCCTGTCAACGTGGACCTCCACACATACTCACATCCTTTTGAGCAAAACCTACTGGAACTTCTGTAGGCGGGTGGTGAGTATGCCTTCCCACAGGATTCGCATATCTTGTCTATCCGACCCACCTCTTTGTAATTGTCGTCCATACATTTTCTAGAGCAGTAATGGGTCTCGCATCTATTCGCATGTGAATTCTTTTTGTAAAAAGTAATGCCACAATAATTACAAGTAACCGCAGTCCTGGAGACTCCATGCTGGAAAATGCCCTTACAACTCCTACTACAAAATTCCCGCCCCGCTCCTGTTATTGGCTTTCCACAATGCTTGCAGGTGGTTCGGGTGGTCAATTTAATGCACTCTTTGCATTTATGAGTTTTTCGGGTGGTGTAAAAATCGCTTTTAGGTTTTGTTATGCCACATTCACTGCACACGCGTGTTAAGGCATTTAAGTCAACCAAACTCAAGCACCCCCAGTGTCGGGATCGTGAGGAGGGGATGCCGCTGCTTTGACCTCGAATTTGGTCAAGAGGTTGAACGTTTTATTTTCCATAATTCTCCTTATGCCTCATCTTATGTATAGGTATGTTTTTTGCCATTTTTGTATCAATTTTCTAATTTTTAATTCACATATGAATACTTTAAGCCGCAGGTTTAGCCTTAGGCTTCTCTCCGTTCACAGGCTTAGTCCCTCCCGGCTTTGCTCCAGGCTTCTTGTCGTTGGAGCCTGCGCCTTGATTTCCTACGTCTCCAACCGGCATTAGAGCGTTCCCGAATTGGCTGTTGTTGACCATCAGAACGTCTGCGGTGGGGTCCTTACTTAAAGGCAGGCCTATGACGGCGCGGGCTTCATTGGCGGTCATAATCGAGCTACCTACCAGAGTCTGGAGGTATTTGCTCAATGATTCTCTGTCGTCCTGCAAAGCTACGACATCTTTCAGGTTGAACTCAAAGACGAACGTGCCCTGCCCAAACATCTCGATCTGGAGGCCGCGATTCAGACCGCTTTCGATCCTACGAAGCCTAGGGATAATGCACTGGCGCCAGAAGGCGACCACTGCGTCCTTGCCTTCTTTAGCACCCGTACCTTCCTGATTACCAAGAATGGACTCAGGCACTTTGAAGATCGCCAAAATGTCTTCGCGGGACATCTTCTTCAAACCAGGGAAATCCAGATCCTTGATTGGGGAGGACACTGCGCGGTACTTCAACCCGCCTTGAAGAATCCCCACTTTGTGGGCGTTACTCACTCCTTGATGAATCCCACTCCATTCCTTCCTGAGTTTCTTCAGGAGAGTCTCACCGAGAACCTGCTCGGTCTCAAGGACCCCAACCGGAATTGCGCCGTTCACAAAATATTGATTGGCAAACGCGATGCGGTTCTTCTCAAAAGTGATTACGTCGGTCGCAGTAGCCAGAGGAGGCATCCCGTAGTACGGATCGTCCACGTCGTTGTACTTGATGTGGATGACAGACTCCGGGGGGAAATCCATAGACTGACCATTGATGTAGTAGCGGTAGGCCTTGACCTTAATAGTAGGATCGGGAAGGATCGCTACGTACTTCGGATTGAGGATGTAAAGTTCGACCCCGTTAGGTCCAGGTTCCTTCAGGATGTAGACGTTCCCACAGGTGTCCAGCCCCTGCTCAAGTTCTTCGAGGAACTCGAAACTCCCTTGGTAAGGATTAGGGTTCGAGAAAACTTTGTAGAAGGGGTGGTCCATTGCCTCGGTTCGCTGCCCACCTTTAAGCTGATAGACCTTGATGTTCAACCCAGCTATGGCGTCGGAAATTGCTGAAATGACCGAGTAGACTACCGGATAAGAGCGAACCGCTGTGATCGGGTTGTCGAAGATGGAAGGAGGTAATCCACTGGCGTACTTGGTTTGGCCTATGCCTGTGTAAGTAATTTTGTCGGCAGGGTTTTCTTTGCCTGAGTAGTCAATCGTGCGTCGTGGAGGAGTCGAGTACACAGCCACGCTAGGCTGATGTGCTCTCTCTTTGAAGAACCATCCCATTTGGTGTCCTTTTGGGTTTAAACGGAGTCACTGAACCTGAACCATCCCCGTGAGTATAGCATCTCGTCGAATTCATCTTCGGAGGCGTCTCGTTGGTTCCCGGTTTCAGTTGTGATTACCGTTGCGTCAACCCGGTTATTTTTGATGAATGAAAAGAGGCCATAACGAAAGGCGTCGAAGAGGTCCCAGTCAGTCTTGTTTCCGCCTCCTACAGGACCTTCCTTGTCTGGAGTGAACGGCTTGGTGCCTTGAGCTGACTGTTCTTTGGTCTGCTCGTCGTCTTTGCCAGTTTTCCAGATGACCGAGGAAAGTTGCCTGATCAGTTCGGGGCATTCAGTACTCACTAGGAGCCGAGGCTTGCCTGTGATCTCGCTAGTCTGGAAGAAAAGAGTATTGAGATTATTGATGGTTTCTCTTAATACCTTCGCAGCCTTGTTGAAGTAGAGGTCATACTCCGTGAAGTCCGCTAACTGTTGACTGGCGGCGGGGTCGGCAAACCGGATGTCAACCTGGATGTCGTTCTCGGCCTCGAACTCGTTGATGTATCTGGCATGTTCGGAAGTCAGGGTCTTATTCTTGGCATACTCAGCGAAGGCGAAGTAGGTGTCCAACTCCTCGACATACATGACCCAGACCGACGCAAAGTAGTGCGAATATCCTGAGTCGATCATGTTGATGATGACATTTCCCGAATGAAGCCACTCGTAGAGGAACGGGTAATCTTCGGGCCTGTAGACGTTTCTTTCCTTGGTGAACTCACGGCAAACTAGGCCTGCGTTGGAGGTGAAGAGCCCGAGAACCTCTTGTTCGTAAATTTCAGGCGGGAGGTCCTTCTTCATCTGGTCAAGTTCTTCTCGGGGAATTGTGGGGTTCGCGTGGGTCGGAAGGTTGATGGACCAGTACCGAGGATACTCGTCGGACTGGCCTCTTTTGTACCAGCCTTCTATCCAGTTATTTTCTGGAGAAGAAATCAAGACCGTTCTACTGAAGGGCGCGTAGTCGAGTAGCATGGGTAATAGCCCACGGACCAGAATTTGCTCCTTGAAAACCTTCGCCTCGTCAACTATCAGTAATGACACAGCTTTTCCGAGAAGGCTGTCGATAGAGTCGTTGGAGCCCACCCTAAGTTCGGCTCCATTTTTTAAGATCAACTCCATTGCTTGCTGTCTGTCGGCTACAATTTCGTCCTTGCCGAGCAGATCTACTATGATTTTTCTAACGTTGTCGTAGATGACCTGGCAGTTGGAAAAAGTGTAGGAAACAATCAAAACTCTGGCGTTGGGCACCAACATTTCTTGAGCGCCAAGTACAGACGCGATCACGCTCTTGCCCATACGACGACCGCAAATAGCTGAAATTACACGATATTTATATTCAAAGTCGAGATTGATGCCGTTTTCAAGTGCCATTTGTATTACAGATTCCGATGCCGGAATCCTTTCTTCGTAGGCATCAATTATCTGCCACTGCCCGTCATGCGGTTCAAACTGTATTCCGGCGTCGTTCAAGACTTCGATGAAGGCAGGGGTGGTTAGCCTGCCCTTGAACCTGAAGTACTCCACAACCTCTGGTTTCTTCTTGGTGATCCTTCCGGCTCCGCGTCTAGCTCTTAGTTCCATTATGCAGCCTCCTGATTGTCAAACACAGGGAGGCCTCTGTACCGTCTGTATTCTAAGTACTCCTCGTGATTTTTGTCGTGTTTAGAACAATTACATTGAGGGCATAAAAGCTGAAGATTGGAAGGCCAGTTAGACGAACCTTCTCTACTCAAGGGGATGATATGATCTACGTGGTAGTTAGTACCTAATTCCGTCCTACAATAAGTGCAGAGACCTAATTGCTGGGTGTGCAGAGATACTATGTCTTCCGCACTGTGCTGACCTGGTACTGATTTAAGGTGGGCTATCCTGTTACGGTTGCTTGCATACACTTTAACGATATTCAGTTTGACCCACTTTTTCTTCTGAACACTCAGCCTTGTTTTGTTCTGTTCGTAGTATCTGATACCGTAGGCCATAACATGTTCTGCATTATTAGCCCTCCACTTTGGGGTGACTACTTTGCCGTAGTCACTTAGGCACTTCTTGCATCTATTCCTGCCGGGCTCAAATTCAGAGGCCTTACCTTCATAGTTGCACTTTGTACAAATTTTTATTTTATTTGGATCTTCGCTGTACCTGCGTTCATTGTTGCGTTTGTTATCACATATTTTGCAAGTATTTCTGTGATTGATAAACTCAGTTACTGAGGCAGTCTTACCACACGAATTACACGTCCTGATCTCTGTGTTACTGCCTCCTGCCTTTTTCCAAGTTTTGGAGTATTCTGCTTTACATTTCTTGCACCAATTCAACCCCTTTATAAACTCCTCCACCGGCCCTACATGTCCACAAGTCCTACAAGTTTTCTCAATCATCAATTAAACCCCATCTTACTTAAAAAGATGGTCACTAAAGCACCCAGCACAGTTGTGAGAATCAAGGTGATGAGCCAATTAAACTTCGACTCCACCTTACCTATGTCCTCCTTCAAGCTAGTCTTCATCAAAGCCAGAGTTCCTTCTTCCGGCTGAGCACACCTTTCGTGGTGCTCCTCCAACTTTTCTACTCGCTCTACAAGCTGCTCGATTTTGTAATTAAGGATTTCTTCGCTCATAGATAAGGCCTCCAATCAGGAAAATAGCGGCGGTTATGGAGAGAACGCTACCTGCGATGATCGGAGGCTTGCGGGTCAAGTAGTCATAGCTGAGGGTGATGAAGGCGAGGACTGCGGCTGATTCACTGAGTAGGATGCCTAGCGGCCAGTTCACGTATTTGCTTCTAAAAGCCAAGCTACAGGCGCCCAGCGATGAAAACACGCCGAGCCAGAAGGAGATATCCAGCACCATGTTGAAAGCACCAAAGCAGAGATCATTCGTTGCCGCCAAATCGACTGAGGCGAAACTTAGGAGTGAAAACTGAAAAAGCACCGCTGCCATGTAAAGCCTGAAAATGACGCCAGGCCTGTTGCCGAATATCTTGGCTAAAAAAGCATTCATTTAAGGACCCCATAAAAGATATTGAATTTTGTTCTCAATATCTTTATAGGGCCAAAAAAATACCAAACGTATCAATTTTGCTGGTTAGGCAGAGATACCACCCTGGGCTGGTGGGTCAATTCCACCATCTTCTCCAGGATCTGAACATACTTGGACTCCTTCTTCTCCTCATCCTCGACCGTCTCTTTCCGGATCGCGTTGATGATGTCCACCGTGTCGGCTTTGGAGAGGCGAGCGTAGTCGTCAGTTTTTTCTGCTTCATCAATTCTGGCATTCAGGATTTTGGTCAGGATCTGCAGGCGGGTAGCCTTCATAAGATTTGCTGATTCGAGGACCAACTGGTTTACGTAGTCACGGAACTCCGAGCTTTCCTGCCACTTCTTGATGGCTCCTATAGGAACCTTGGTTTCTCTGCTGATCTGAGCTTTGGATAACCCTGACAAAGCCATCATCTGAGCTACTTTGTGCTTCTCGATGCTCCACATGACATTAGGTACTGCTGAAGTTGAAAGCGGTGTTTCGAAATCCGCTAGTTCAAAAGCGTCAGCGTCTTTTGGTACAATTGATTTGGTTCCAATTATTGGATCTTCCATTATTCCTCCAGGTAAAATTCCTTGTACAACTGATTTATGAACCGCAGCTTCGAGTACAGCGTAGGCTTCGGGATGCCCAATTCGACACTTATTTCAGGCACAGTCAGATTCTCCAGGAAGAGATTGAAAATTTCCTGGTACTCCTCAGGAAGGGAGTCTGCAAACTTTTCCAAATCTAGTTTCTTGTCCAGTTCTGTGTAAGGGTTCGTCTCACCGTACCCTGTTACTGCCACCCAATTTCTCAGATCATCAATGTGGTTAGGTTTGACTTTTTTAAACTTCACCTTCTTCAACTCCTCCATCAGTGTGCGGCCCACCCCCTCTATGCGCCACAAGTTGCTGTTGTCCTTCCTCAGTTTGTCCAGGCCAATCGTTTTAACCATTTCTCTTCTCCCATTCACATCTGAATTGTTGAGGGCATACTTCTCCCTCATTAATAATTTAATTATACCACACTCTCATTAAAAGTCAAGCGTTTTTTATTCACATGTGAATTATTTCTTGACACCGAGCCTGACCTGAGGTAACATCCTCATCAAAGGGTGTATCGAGGGCTTTAGCGGGGCCTTTCGTTTACCCGAACAATTCATATCCGAATAGGAGATTTACCAAAATGCCTCTGTACGAGTACAAATGTAGCAAATGCAGTAAAACAAGGGAGGTCCGAGAAGCCTACGGCTTCGTGGGATTTCAAATGTGCGCCTGTGGTAATTTCATGCACCGCGCCGTCTCTTCACCAACTTTTATCCTGAAGGGCTCTGGGTGGGCTAAAGATTTGTACGGAGGTGGGGAATGATCGCAAGTTGCAAATCCTCGTGCTGTCCCTTCGACCCATTCATGGAAAATAAAACGTGCTGCTTCTACTGCAAGTCGCACTCCGAGTGCTCAACCGAATCGCCTGAAGTGGCCTGCATCAAGAATCCACGCAGGTGCTTCCAACTTGTTACTTACGAAGGCGAGGAGTAGGATCAGCTCAGGAGACTAGAAATGATCTGCGCCTGGTGCCACTCACAGTTCAACCACAAGGGGATCTACTCCAAGAAGTACCAGTTGGACTTCTGCTGTCGGTCGCACTTTGCCTCGTGGAAGTTTTTCAGGGAGAACTACTCGACTCCGATCTTCAAGTGGCCTTGGAAGTAACTGTAATCGTTTAAAAATCCAGTTCAATAATTGCAAGACTATTGCAGGAGGGCATTTCCAGTGCAGATCCAGGCAGACCCAGCAGCGCTCCTCGGGCTCCTTCAGGCCCAAGCCGAGGTACACGCAGCGACATTAAAAATTCTACAAGCGGCCATCGAAGCCCTCAGCCCTAACAAGCCAGAGCCCCTGCTGATTGGCCTAAAGCAAGCCTCTCTAAAAATAAGCAAGTCCGACCGCTGGTTGAAGGGAAAGCTGGAACTTGGCGAACTTACTGGCTGGAAGACAGGTCCGAGGGGAAGATGGCAGCTTGATCCTGTGATCCTCCTGGATGAATTGAAGTCACTTCACCCGGCATCCAGGCAAGACCCTGTGCCTAAAAAAAGACGAAAAAGAATATTGACATGAATTTCAAAATGCCCTATCTTGCGACTCACCGAAGCAAGGCAGGGCATTTTTTGTTAGGCAGCAATTCGGATTCAATTATTGCAAGACCATTGCTAAGGAAAAATAAACGGCGTAAGTAGTTGAAATAGGGGTGTCGCCAAGCGGTAAGGCAACGGATTCTGATTCACAAATGAATTATTTGTTAAAGCCAAATTAGGTAATAACATCAATCAGTTATCAAAAGGCCCTCTTGATTCAAGAGGGCCTTTGGTTTATCAACAGAAATGCCTCAAATCCTCTAACCAACAGATTTACAAAGACTTCCTTAAATCACATCCTTTTAAAATCACGTCTGAATTGATAACTACTTAACTCAGCTAAGAAAAGTACCAAATCCAGCCACTTAACCGATATAGGGAACACTCGGGAAATTTCAATTATTGCTCAATTATTGCAGCCAAGGCTTGACTTCCATTCACGTCTGAATTATATTTCAGTCAAGGAGGGTAACCCCATGCGCGAAAAAGGTTCGATTTTTAAGGTGGTCCGCTGCTACGAGTGTGGTGCTAGGAAGCGATTTGCAGACCCTCCTAAGAAGCTGCCTCCCTGCAAAAAATGCGGGAGCACCACAAACGAGGCTGATAAATTCTGGAGCATTTCCTACTCCTTCGAGGGGAAGCAAATAGCGGAGCAAATCAGCGTCCACAAGAAACAGGCGGAAGACCGGCTCAACCAAGTCCTGGGCCAGATCGTAGATGATCGCTTCAAGCTGAACCAGAAGAAGGAAAAGCTCACCTGGGATCGCGCCACAGAGCTTTACACCGCCTACCTCCAAGGCCTCTCCAATGAGGACACCCGTGCCTTCTACGTCCAGCGGTTGAACTGCAACCTGACCCCCTTCTTCCGAGATTTCAGTTGGAAGTCAGACAAGCCCCTCCCTCGCCAGTTAGCAGACCGACTCCCAGTTTATGTAGCGGACCTCCTGCCTCAGCACCTCCAGTCCTACATGGTCTACTGCAGGGATGAACTGAAGCACTCCAACTCGACCGTGAACCGGGCCAGGTCAACCCTCATCAACATGATCAACTGCTTCGTGAAGTCCAAAATCGTAGCTCCAGACAACACGCGGTACCTGGAATATAATCAGCTTCAAGCGGTTTCTGCGTGGCCTGAGAACGATTCTAGGGAGGATAAGTTTTACACGGTGGGGGAATTGACGAGGCTATTTGAGGCTGCGGAGTTCGTAGATAAAAGGGCTTCACTAATAATTGGATTTGGGGCGTTCGGAGGGCTCAGAAGGAAAACCATCTGCTCATTAAAAAAGGAGTACCTGAACCTCCAAGAAAACCTTCTAGCCATTCCAGCAAGCAAGAGGAAGCGGGGCGACTACACGCATTACTTGGACATGATCCCTCGGCTTAGGAGCCTGCTGGATTCCTACCTGGAGGGACTAACCAAGAAGGAGCAGGAAAGCCATTGGCTCTTCTGCGGCGAGACTAAGGACGTGCCCATCTCCAGATCCTACTGGGACAACATTTTCCAGAAGGTCAAAAAGGAAGCAGGGCTCGAAGACAAGCGATTCCACGACACCAAGCACTCAGCCGGGACCTTCTACTACCAAGCTACGCAGGACATCAGGAAGACCGCAGATTTCCTCGATCACAGCGATATTAACATGAGCAGGAAGTACTCATTCGTGGATCGGGAGCAAAAGAGGAAGGATGCTGATAAATTTGGGGAGCAATTTGAATAAAAGAAGGCCCTTGGGAGAACCCAAGGGCTTTCATTTTTATAGGGTAGGGATCGAACCTACAGCGCTTGCGTCTGGCATATTCGTGTTATGCTTTCATAAACATCGGCTTCTCTGCTGGGCCTTTTTTGCCTTCAGCTATTGCGCCATACTCGAAATTAGGCACATCCATGACAGGCGTAGATCCTAGTACCTTCAACCGGCCAATGTCGAACCAGAGAGAGTCACCCGGCTTCTTGTCTTCCCCCACACCTGGATTGACGATTGTTTGAACGCAGCCATACAGGTCAAAGCTGACAGATGTGACAACGCCCTTGAATCCGGTAACTTTGTCCTCAACTTTCAGCCCCAGCATTTCCATATGTTTTCTAATGTTCATTTGATTTTCCTTTCCAAAGAAGTTGCGACGGGCATAACCCACCTATAGACCTGAACGTAAAGCCGTCCTGTCATCAGCTAACCGACACACTCTGAACCCCCGCTTCCGCCTAAACCACACCAACCCCAACCTCAGCCGCTTCCTCAGCAACCTCGGCAGTCCAATCCTTCTTCTGAACAAACTTCTTACCAAGAAGGTAAGTGCTACCTCGGGTCTGGATCACCTTGCCCTCTTTACGGTCCTTCGCTGGAGAGACCACCGGAGAAGTTGATATTTCAGTTCCATCGAAGAACCTCTTCAGCTTGTCGTCGTAGATGGTCCCGTAAATAATCCCACCAGCATAAGTCCAATCCTCCAACCTCCCTGTAGTCACCGAATCCCAGGCAGCAAGTTCCTCCTCAGTAAGCCTTTTGAAATTCTCCAGATTACCTACGCCTCTACAATAATCTGTCCCACCATCCAAGCTGATCTCGCCACACTTGCACGAAACAAAGTGGTGCCTGTAGGTGGACTCGATGATGTCGCCGCAGAGAGCGCAGCGTGCGATGTTACGCGATTTCATTCAAGTCCCTCACTTCGCCAACCTCCGAAAAGTCGAACCCCTCGGGAACTTGGGAGAAAATAACACGCACAGGGAAGGTACCGAGCACGTTATCCGCCGCAGCCTGTGCGGCGTTAAGCTGTGTAGGGTGAAACTTAGGCTCCTCAGCGTAGTAGAGGTTCGCCCAGCCCTCAAAAGTCCTCTCGGTTAACCTAACCGGCTTCTCTGGCGCCTTGATCACGATCTCGTCCCAGAAGAGGGCAGGATACTGATCATCCGTGCTCATCATTCCCTCGTAGGTGTAGGACTCACAATCAGAACACCCCCTCTCGAACTCAACCTTGATGGGCCAAGTGCTTGCACCCTCGATTTCGTAAACCTTGCCCCATCCCCTCAGCACATCCCAAACTTGCTCTCCTACTTTCGCGTCTCTAAACATTTGCTACTCCTTTTAATCACTTCTGAATAGTTCTCCGCGTAAAAACGCGATAAGTTTCTGCTAATTTCCGGGCGTCCTTCAACAACTCCTCAAGTTCTGCTTCCCTTTTCTTGGATAGTTCCAGTTGAGCCTGTAGCCTGGAAATGGTGAAGTCGCAGTTAGAAAGGCAGCAGTTCATCATCTGCCTCCGTGAACACAGGCGGGGCGGGAGGATCAGGCACCTCAGGCTGGTAACCCCGCCAACCTACAGGCTCGAATTCAGGAACTTCGGGAGCAGCACCAACCTCAGGGTGCTCCGCTGCATGAACCAAACTCAGGTCCTGCTCTCTCGCGAAAGTCAGAGCCCCTTCATAGTTCGTCCTAGAAATCCGGTAGTTGTACTCGCCCAACTTCACTAGGCCTACAACCAAACAATGCTCCCCATTCCAGTTAACCAGGTCGCCTATTTTGTAGAGACAGCGGTTGACGTAGTGGTACTCGGGCCGGAAGAGAATTGTGATATCACTCTCTTCGGCATAGATGGTTGTGCCATTTTCGAGGCCTATGTTGTAGAGAGTGGAAGTCTCACTCGGGACTTTAAAAATGATCCCTTCCTTATCACGGGAGAAATACTTAAGCCGAACCTTATCTCCAATTTCGGGTTTCATTTAAACCTCCATGCCGTAGTCAGGGCGGGCGAGGAGGGTCACTTCGTTCTCTGAGTGCCACTCATCCCCGGAATTAAATACACCTACGCGGTAAGGCTGGCCTGCGTCGTATATATCCACTTCCAGCACAACTCCCTTCCCCTCAGGAGTCGCCACAAAATCCCCGACCTTCAGCAACTCGACCACAGGCGCTTCATACTTAGCCGTTTCAACCAACACAAGCACCTCCCCACTCACCCACCCAGAAATCTCATGCTTCTCACTGAATACCCTGTAGGGGCACTCCACATCCTCCTCAGCTACCGCAACTACGATTGACGGGAGGCCATCCCACTTCACCTTGTCGCCTTCTTTTAGCGAAAGGCCCTTCTTTGTAAAACTTGACATTTAAATCTCCTTTGAATTCACATCTGAATTTATCATGACGCAAGAATCCGTCTCACCAAACTCCTCCACCTCGAACTTATCCCCCGCCTCCACCTCAGCCGCTTGCCTGTTATCGAAAACAGGCATCATCCCGATCATCCCGGCGCTCCAAGAGAGTGGGATCGAACGCTCCTCTCCACTAATCCTAGCGAGCACCGATTTGTGCAGGGCGCCTACTGCGTAGAACTTTTGTTTGGTCATCTTGCCTCCAGCAGAGCCGCAAGAGCTTCCATGATCAGGATTTGGCTCATCCTGCCGTTGTAACCGTTGATTTCTTGGATCTGATCCTTGAGCCTGACCAGTAGATCAGCATGGTCCTTTTTGGCTTCGACCGGGATGCATTTGACTACCTTCTGGATCTCGCGGCACTCCTCCTCATCACAAAACAAGGTGTCATCAAGTTTGTGCCTCTTCCTGTGCGGGCACCACCGAGCACACCCCTCTACCCCGGCGTGATCACAAATCACTTCCATTTTTAAACCTCCTCGATTTTCCAACTCGCGCCCCAAGAACCGTGGGCACCTTTGTGGTTTTTAAAGCGGCAGCAGACCATTTCTGGGTGGCCGGGGCAAGGCTCCCCGCAGCAGACAGCCTCCCTCTTTGGCTTGTGCTTCAGCTTCTTCAGGTTGCTCTTCACATCTACGTTCCAAGGCATTAAAGCCCCTCCTGTCTCGTTAATTTATCTCGCATCTTCACATAGTCGAAACGCTCGTCTGCATCGCAGCCATTCCGGACGCACCAATCTGTGAACGGATTTCTCAACCTTACGAGCCCGCATTTGCTACAGACGAGCCAAGGGATTGATCGGTAGAGCTTGACGAAGTTGTGAGGTTCCATTAATTGGCCTCGTAGTAGTGCTTCTGAAGGATCTTGGCGATTTTGGCTCTCCTGCTATAGACCGTCTGGATTGGCAGGTCCAACTCCTCAGCGACTTGCTTCGCACTGCACCCGGAGAAGAACAGCAGGTAAGCCGTCTCGTAATCCTTCAACTTCAGTTTCGTGCACATGATCTTCTGGAGGTCTCTCGCGAAATCGAGAGCCTCGATGTTGAGAGGCTGGCTGATGGAGGCCCCATAATCCATACGGTCCCAAAGATCCTCTTCTTCGCTAGTAACAAATCCGAAGCATTCTCTCCAGACGTAGGTAGCGCTTTGGTACGAGTGCTCCGCGAAATACTTTGCGTTGTCGGCTATATACATCGGGATGTAGTGGCCTTCCACTTCCCTTTTACGCATCTCAGCATGAATCTCAGCCGAACACCGCCACATCGCTCGCTGCGGATTGTTCTTGGGCATGTCCTCAGGAGCTATTGCTTTCTCGTGCGAGTTCAGCCGAGCCTTTTCCATCTCAAACCCTCCTCGCCGCTTTCGCAGCCCCGCCTTGTGCCTTCACCCAAGATGACAAAATTCTTCTGGCATCCAAAGAATCCAAATCCCCTTCCAACTTCAAGTGGTGCTCGTCACACAGACAGGCCCACTCTTTACCATCTTTAGAAAACTGCGGGTTGATTCCATCTTCAGGGCAATCGACCCAAGTACATTTGGTCACTTTTGGGCCTCCCCCAACTTTTTCACCATCTCCGAGTACCCAGAGAACCAGCGCTCCTCCGGAACACCGAGGACTTCCAGCATGTCCTCCAGCATCCCGTTTCTTTTTTGGAGGTACTCAAGATCCTCCACTACCACTTTAAGGTCCGCGATGATCCTTTCCCTTGCTTCCTCGGTTAGCTCAAATGTCCTCATCTTATTCTCCTTTAGTCCACGTATAGGACAAATTTTAGGTCCTCTATGTAAGCCTTAGCCTCTTCAATTGAGGACAGCGTGTTTATCGTAGGCATGTGCCAAAACCCGAACCACCCGTGCTTCACCTGTACCTCGTATCCACGCCCCCGATCTCGAACGATTCGGTACCTAGTCTTGAACATCATGCACCTCCAACAATTCCAGCGGAATATCCTCGCAGTCGCAGGTCAGCCGGTAGTGGGCTACGGCGCAGCCAATCCGACCACCAGGGCAAGGAATGGAAATCCGCTTGGTCATCTCAGTACCGCAGCGTTTGCAGGTTCTAGGATTCATCCAAATTCTCCTCTATCCACTTCAGCTTACACGGGGCACACGCAATCAAGGTGTCCACCAATGGGAGGTGATTGAATCCTCCGTAGTTGCAGCCTCCCAGACAGCCGGATTTGGTTCTGCCTGCATAATCACGGCTCACCTCGCGCTCTGAAATATAAAGGCGCTCGAAAGGCAGGAACCTCTGGTTGCCTTCTGTGTCTGTGCAAGTGAGTCCTGAGACTTTTCCTACGGCATCCCGAACTACTGTGATTTCAGTAGGGCTTTCTAGTAAGCCCAAATCCATTCCCCCAAGCCCAAAGATCTATTCGTTGCACGAATCCTCCTTCTCCACCACAACCTCAGCCTTTAAAAGTTCCACTGTGTTCCTAAAGGCCCGATCCAGTAGCCCACTAGGCAACTCCAAATCATAAACACTCCCGCTCCGCGCCATCCCAGCCATGACACAATCGACGATGAACTCCAGCACGTCGATCAGGTCCACGTCCTCAGGCACTCCTTCTTCAGCCGAAAGGTGGTGCCTGGAAATCTTCTTGTGCTGGTCCCACCAATCGTGCTTCTCAAACCCAGTCTGGAAGTCCGCGTGGAATTCATGAAGGTAACTCAGCTTGTCGAAGTCATGCCACTTCGTGGCGTCATCCAGAAGCCCCTTGATAAACTCCAACCCCTTCCCTACGTCCTCAATGTGCTGCTCAGATGAAGCAGCCAAAATCTCCTTGGTCACTGTAGCCGGATCTCCACAGGTCCGAGAATCCGCCGTCTTGCTTTCTTTGATCGTGATCGTCAAAATGTTCTCCTTAATTCAGATGTGCTTACGCACTTCGCTCCGCTACGTGAATTTGTCCGGCCAAAACAAAGGCCTCTCCCGTTAGCGGCGGGCAGACCTCTTGATGAATTGCATCTTAATTCACTTCTGAATGTTTGTCAAGAGAAAAAATTCGGATGTGAATACATTGCGCCACGAGCCCAGCCACAAGCCTCCTCAGGATTAGCGCGAAGCGGGAGAAATTGAGGAAACCTGTGGTTTGCCTGAAGAGTCCTTCTAATCATATATACCTCCCAAACCCCATCTCAAAATTTTCAGCGAAACCAACTCCCACCTCCGATCCAAATACCACATTCCCTAACGTATCATGTATGAATCATTAAGGGCCAAATCTAGGCTTAACGTACCATATATGAAGCATTAACCCAGGTACAAGAGGGGGAGGCGCTGTTCAGATTTGTGCTGCGTTCAGTTTTTATGAACAGTTATGGAATCTGAGCAGGAAAGCATCAAGCAGCCCTTTTGCTCCCAGAATCTCGCTTTTCGGTCAGATTCAGGTACTTTTTGGACTCCCTCCATCCGAATTCATCAGCTTCGACACAGCAAGCATCTCTCCCCTGGTCGTGTTGGAGTGCGTGACAGTACTCGTGCCCGATGGTCTTAAGCAGATCAGGAAGCTGGCGCCTCTCCTTCGAGGCGCCAAGGGCAATCCTGATCCAGACGTTAAGGTTCCTGGCCTTCACATAGTAGCAACGACCATACGCAGTTTTGCCAATGGAGTTCCTGGGAAGAAACTCGATGCTGATTTGGTTGGTTTGGTTGAGAGGAAACTTTTGGAGGAGGTGCTGGGTGAATTGGATAGCTTCCTCGGGAGTTGCAGGGTGATTCAGGATTATTGTCTTCATTTTAATTGGCTCCTATTTTAATGTTGGAAGATCCGTATGAGATTGCGCTGGGTTTTGGTTATCTTGGATTAACCACAGGTTCGCCTAGTTCAGACCACAGGTTCGCCTAGTTCAGACCACAGGTTTCCTCAGGAGAGGTGCGAAGCATTTTTACCTGAGGAAACCTGTGGTTCTGCTTCAACACGCTCTCTTTCCCTCCTAGCCACCTGGGACGCCTTCATCTTCGCCTTGGCTTCCTCAGAATGCTGATAACCCTTAGGTCTTTTCGGTACTCCCTTGTTAGCTTCTGAGAGTAGCTTCCTGGTGTGCTCGGATACCACCCTGAAGCAGCCGCAGTTCTTCGACTTATTGTGGATCAGGTTGTGTTGTGAGACCTCCCTGGTGGTGCCGCAGGTACAACGGCAGAGCCAGTGCTTTATATTGTTGGGTCTTGTTGGTGCTTGGGACAAGACAGTCCATGAATTGAATTGGTCTCCTTTGGATATTTTGTACATTTTTTGGGTCCTCCTTTGTCTTGGCTATTTGTAGACTACAGTAATACTTGGTTCCTGTCAAGCTAAAAATATGTACATCTGAATTTTACTTCGTAGCGTGTGAGTGAATGGGTAAGGGCGCCTGGCTCTCATTAAAACTTTCACCCCGCCACCACTCCCCAGTGACCGAGGGCGAGCTGTAGGGTGTGACCGAGGGCGAGCTGTAGGGTGTGACCGAGGGCGAGCTGTAGGGTGTGACCGAGGGCGAGCTGTAGGGTGTGACCTACATACCCCAATTGACAATCTAAGTGCCTAGTTTTACACAACAATAATTATTTTAAAATAAATGTGAAATAAATTGTTGACACTAAAACAGGTATCGTGTATAACTATATCAACATGAACGAGCGGCTTACCTGGACCACTACTAACCACGGTGCCTCGCACCACAACAAGGCCATAGGCCAAAGGGGTATATCATGAAAAAGCAAATTGAATCTATGGGTATCAAAGCACGCACCGCCATCTTGAAAACCGTTGACGCTGAAAGCAAAGCATACGCTTCGCAGCAAACCCGCATGATGGAGATCATATCCACCGTCGAAGCGCATTTCGGTGTGCCGGAAAAAGCTACAGGCTACGTTCACACCGTACACAATGCCATGCTGCAGGCAGGTCGGGACGTTCCCGAGAAATACACCGACGCCATTCAGGACAAAGGGGAGTGTGGCCGTTTCTTGAAAAGGCTGTATGACTTCATCAGGAACAGCGGCGACAACTCCCCCAACCCCAAAGAGTTCAACGTTGACAGCTATGTCAAGGCAGTTATGACCAAATGCGCCGGTAACGAGGGATTATTCGCGGCTCTCGAAAAGGCGCTGAAAGCGGCGAAAAAGGCAACTGCCTAGACCCTAGCCCCCTTGCCTTAACCGGCAAGGGGTTTTCTCTGTATCTGCTAGTGTCAATCCTAGCAACTACAGAGAAAACCCCTTGTATCAATTCCCCGCTCATTGAGATTATTGTGGCGTGACACGTAACAGCCTAGCAGCCTGTTACGTGGCGCAAGTAATGCCGCGCATTACGGCATGAAACCTTAGTACCTGTCACCTATCGCCGACAGGTTCACCACAAGATTTAGCGCGTTCGATCCCTGACGTGTATCAATTCAAAGGATAGTAGACAAGAGGTCCCATAGTGGGAGTCTACCCGACGGTACATGGTAAAGGATTGGAAAGGCGGATTTTCCCCTTATAGCTGTGAAGCTAGACGCGGGGTAGGTGATACCATGCGCCGAAACGAATAGACCGGTTAAACGCCAGATACAGCCGTCCTGCTAATAGTTGTGTCGCTGATAAGAAAGGCGAGGCATGAGGCAAACGGCGCTACTGGGTAAAGAAAATCTAATTAAAAATGTGAACTTCACATTTTTGAGGCAACAAAGCGGGACCGGCCCAAAGCATCGAGCCGGTCCCGCTCCATTTAGAAAATATGAATTCTCACATTTACTCCAGGAAGTGTTCCAAAACGGAACAAATAAAAGTGAGATTTCATATTTTCTAAACTCTGCGAACGGATGTTTGCAGTGTTTAGATGGAGCAACAAACCAACAAAGGAGCTAAACCAAATGAAAGCTACGACCACAAAGCGGGAGACCTACAACTTCACTAGAATGTACCAAAGTAAGTCACTACACATGGTTGCAATGCAGATCACTAAAAACAGCGCCAATGCTTCCACGAACGGGATCGGAAAGGAAACTCTCCCATCGCACCTAAAGCAAACCACTAAAACCCAGGACGCGCAGAGTATATCCTTTTTGATCTAGGAAAGGAAACGCGTTGGAACTTGGGGAAACACCACAAAAGGAGGAGTTATGGGGTGGTACATAATTAAAAATGCTTTGACTGATTATCCAGAGACACTAGGACCTTTCTCCACCAAAAAAGAGGCCCTAGCAAATTCAGGGTCAATGGAGCCTTCCCACCGCAGTTACCAAAGCACCTATGCAAAAGGCAAAGACCGTATCGGCACGAAAGAGGTCCTAATTGCTGCTGGGTTCGATTGGGCATTCTAACCGCAGTCCACCTCAGTGTCTCCCGCTTCGCGCTGTTATCGAGGGAACCTGCGAATCTACTTAACCCAGACCGCAGGTTCCCTCAGTGATAAAGCTCCGCACAGCTCCTGACTAATCCTGCATCCTCCCAAAGCCAGGCCGCGCCAATTTTTATGCAGAAACGCATAATTTAACATTCGCCCATCAAATTAACCAAAAATGTGGAATTTCACATTTCCATTTAAACTCACTTCCGAATTAAAATGCTTGACTGAATTCCATAAAGCCGCTATAAAGGCCACATAAAAGGTTTTCAAAAGGTTTCATCCACTACCCATAAAGGATAATAAAAGAAATCGCCCCTAATCACAAAGGAGGATGAAATGATCCCGAACTACGAACTCACCGCAACTGTGCTCTCGCCCTACGATCCCAACAGGATGTTCACGGTTTTCCTCAACCTGGAAGGGGAGCTTATAAAGGACCAGCGCCAGATCCCCGAGGGCTGGGAGGAAATCTACGAGTTCAACTTCTGTGGTCCCTACGTCCCGTTCTGGGAGAGGGGCTACGACCACGAATTCTACGTTCACTCGCTGCGGAAATAAAGTGAAATCTCACATTTTCAAAGGAGATCCAAATGTCCGACAAAATCGAAATCAAATTGCCCTACAGGACTTCAGGACACTTATTCCCTGAAATCGTGTGCAAAGACGGGTTTATGATGAGTGTCCAAGCTAGCGACCGGCATCGTTGCTGTCCTAAAACTTTGGACTTCTTCAAGCTCTCTTGCTATAGCGAAGTCGAAGTCGGCTTCCCTAGCGCGACTGAAGAACTCCTCATGCCTTACCAAGTCAGCGAAGGCTCTAACGTGTTTGGATACGTCCCGCTGAAAGTTGTCCAGGAGATTATCCGGAAGCACGGAGGGACTGTTTGTTTAAAATGTGGAATTTCACATTTTCTGAGTTAACCGCAGGTTCCCTCATGTTTTAATGCGAAGCAATTTGACCTGAGGGAACCTGCGGTCTAAGCAACTAATAAAAGGAGGATAAAAAGTGAAACTTCATATTTTCTACTCAGCCTCCTGCAACTTCTGCGGGAAGCGAGCCCAAACCCGCGACATCATTGTGGTGGATAAATCTTCGCAATTCACCGCATCCGCGTGCCCTAAGTGCTTGCCGGTTCACCGGGAGGAGCACTCGTTCACTAGAACAATTTTGCTGGAAGGTTACGAGGCCAAGAAAGGAGCCAAAAATGAAATTCAACCTAGTTGCGCTTGAGGAAACCCAGCATTGGGACCCCGAAATCACCAACAAAACCGGCAGGATCTTTACGGTCTATGCCTATAACCCAGAAGAAGCAACAAATTGCTGCGAAATCACGCCTTCTTACTACCTGATCCCGGTGGATTTCTTCTGCGAGAATACTCTTAGCGATAGCTTGCAGGAAAGCGTTTACAGGGAGTGGGCTATAGCAACTGATCCCTTCTACGCTCACTGCAGTACTATTGACAGGATGCCTGAGAAGAGGGACGGGTTCTTGGTTCGCTATGAAAGCAAAAACGATTTCGATGATGAGGATTCCGCTTTGGATTACTTCCAGGGAAACTCATTTCTCGGATAAAAAAAAAATGAAACTTCACATAAACCAAAAAAGGAGAAAAGTAAAATGTGCGAATTCTTTAGTTGCATCTCGAACGGACAGGGTAACATCTGGTATTTCGATTGGGAACTCAGAAAGAAGTGCCTTTCGGGTGAACTCGACTACTCCCCCGACTCTCACTCATCCATAGCCGATTACTTCGGCTTCAAGGGGGATAAAGAAGACCGGATGAACAAATACGAGTTCAACCCCCTGACTGGAAAATTCACCATTGACCAACTCAACGGAAAGGATGATTCGGAAGTAGTGGAAAGAAAACTCCGGAAGCTCGACTTTGTAACGATTGTCCCTTCCTTGAAGATCAAGGAGATCTTTCACCCATTTAATCAAATTCCTGTCGCTCCGGAAGTAACGCCGGAAATGATTGAATTACTCCAAAAGTGGGCCTCGGTGGGGGACTCGGTGTGGGACTCGGTGCGGAACTCGGTGTGGGACTCGGTGTGGGACTCGGTGTGGGACTCGGTGGGGGCCTCGGTGCGGGACTCGGTGCGGGACTCGGTGTGGGCCTATACTGCCTCGTTCTTTCCTGAAATAACCGAATGGAAATACGTGGAAAACTTAGGACCTAACCCTTGGGAGCCTTGCCAGAAATTGTGGGAGATGGGAGTGGTACCAAGTTTCGACGGCAAGACTTGGAGGCTTCACGCCGGGGAAAAAGCTGAAGTTATTTACGAGTGGGTGCCTAGTCAGGAAATATGAAATCTCACATTTTAGGGAGGACTAAAAATGTCCATCATCTGCGAAGTCAAACTAAAATCAGGCAAAACCAAACGAATCAAAACGACCTGGGATTGGTACATGAACTACGGCTATCACTACACCGTGGCTATTTTCATGCCCTGATAAATTCAGAAGTGGATTTGAAGGCAAAAGTGAATTCTCACATTTTAACCTAAAGGAGATCAAAATGCAGAAATTATTCAAACTCACTAATCAAGACGGAACCACCTACAACGGCTACCCCTACGGCGAAGTCGAAAAGATCCACACCAAGCCTAAAAAGGATAATCCGCGACTCTGTTCCTCCGACGTGCTCCATGCGTACAGGAACAAGAACCTGGTGTTCCTCCTTAACCCGATTCATGCGGATATTAGCAACCCAAAACTTTGGGAGATTAAAGGCGCCGTAGTTTGTCACGACTTCGGGAAAGTAGGTAGCTTGACCCAGGAAGTCGTGAAGGAGTTGAAGTTGCCTAAGTGGGTAGGATCGGAGAAGGAACAGCTGGTTCGGGTCGCCTTCGCTATCCTATGTGCTGAGGTGGTTTTGCACCACTTCGAGGATGTCATGCCTGGAGACGACAGGCCTCGGAAAGCTGTCGAAGCTGCGAAGGAGTATCTGAAGAATCCTTCGGTGGCGTATGCGGCGAGGGCGGCGTATGCGGCGAGGGCGGCGGCGTATGCGGCGGCGTATGCGGCGAGGGCGGCGGCGTA